TAGCATTTTCCTCAACAAACCCGCCAGTACCCTCCAACATCGTCTTGTTTAAAGTTTCTGCTGCAGTTTGCATAGTGCCCGCGTTTTGTTCGAACGTATCTCTCATTGCACCTTGAAGTGCGTTTATGGAAGGCATGATGGCAGCTTTCATATTCTCACCCACTTCCTGCATGCTTTTAAGACTAAACGCATCTTTTTTTACATTGTCCATTGTAGCGGCTGTTTTTCCTACGCTCTCATCCAAGGCATTCATGTTGCCACTCATCATTTTACCTAGTGTCGCAGCGTCAACCTCCATTGCATCAGCAAGTGCAATCTTTTCAAAACGGTTTAAATCATCAAATGATTGCCCTGCCGCGTCCAATGCGTCTCTTAGGAGCATAAAACGCTCTGCTGGATCTTCTGCCATCAATAGATCCATGGAGTTAAGGAAGTTTCCACCCAGCATTTGGTTCAGTCTTCCGGCAGCGTCAGCAGCACCCTCGAAAGTATCAAACTTACTAGCCATGCTAACAAGTTGCCCCATTTCTATACCAGTTATCTTAGAAATTCTTCCTAATTCCTTCAAGACTGCTGGGCCTTCTCTGCCCAGTAAAGCCATTTCGCCAGATAATGCGGTGAAGGCGCCTGTTAATTCGTTAATCGGCATTTGAAGATCAATTGCCGCGGCACGTAGTTCTATCAATGCCTGACCAGTCTCTTCAGCGGTCATTCCCATTGTTTTGGTGGCTTGTTGAACTGCGCTAGCATAGTCGCTGGTAGATATTCCCACCTCTCCCAAGAGAAGTCCTGTTTGTACCAATTCTTGTTGCTGAACTTTGGACATCATCGAGAAATCGGTAACCGTGGAGTACATTGCTTGCGTAGCTGCATCTGCATCCCCGATGCCTACTCCATAAATTCGCAATGCATCATAAGCCTGCCCTATATTGTCTGCCATGGCTTTAGAAGCGCCGGCATTGTTACGAAAAGCAATTTCGGCGTTGTCAAGCTCATTTGTCATTGACACGATCATTTTTGCTTTGTCGAAAACAAAGCCAATTCCCTTCTGCAGTAGATTATTAAGACTGCCCACTGCCTTATGGGTATTATTCAAGCTTTGCGAATAATCTTTCTGACCTTTAGTAGCTTCTTTTACAGACTCTGTTTTCTTATCGTATGCTTCTCTTAAATCACGAAGCCCCTCTTCATGTTCTTCTGTGCCGGCTTGAGTTTCGGCTAATGCTTCTCTTGCACGCTCGTAAGCGTCTGCCGCTGCATCTGCATTTTCTGCATCTTCTGGCGAAAAGCCTCCCATTCCAGCACCCGGTGCAGTTGCTCCAGTAGTTCCGGGGGCGGAGGGCTCAGGCGTGCCTAACTTAGCGCAGCAATCCTTTAGCACCTCATAGATATCGTCTAATGTCGCCAAAATAAATTCCTTTGTAGTAATAAATAGTTATTAAACAATTTATGAACTTTGCATTAGAGATGACGGCATTTTTGGTTGATTTTGGGCTGTTAGCTCTTGTCTACCGGCGCGACCGGAACCACTTTTAGATGCCTGCGAGTTTTCTATTGCTTCTTTTTCCATTTTAAGCTGCTTTATTAGCCTTTCGACAAACCAAGATCTTAGCCCAATTGGCAAATTATAAGATTCGGCAAAAGACCACCCGCCGGAATACTTTAAAAAGAAGAATTGCTCGTATACTGACTCAATATACTCAGGCGTTAGGCCAAAAAAACTCCGCGTTAAGCGGGACCTCCATGTCCTGCTCATGACCACAGTTAGTGCACCCAAAATGTTGAGTTAAATCAAGATTTGGGGAGACATACTGATACACTTTTCTTAGATACTTTGAGTCGCCGGACGGAAGGTTGTTTGACACGTAAGTAATCGCTTCTTGGGTTTCGTTTCCGTTTACAGACGTAATAATGTTGGAAAGTTGACGCGTGATTGTTCTTTCGCCTTGTCTCTTTCGATCGTTCTCCAGTAACGTACTAATTCTTTTTTCATCGTGACCGGTTAAAACCCTGAAATGAACAACCAAGGAAGTCTGCGGGAGTGTGACTTCAAATGTCCCATCTCCGTTGCTGCTTACCTCGTAGTTTGTGGTATCGTCTTCATCAGCTTCCATAATTCCTTTTATGTTAGCCAAATTTAAATCAAAATTATAATGCTGAGACTCATAGCAAGCCGGACAATTTACTTTTGTTCTATACTCGTTACCGTATCCTGAAACGCGGCATGCTACTAGGATGGCATTTCTATCGCCGACTAGAAGGCTTCCCGGATCTATTGATTTATCAACAATGACACTCTTAATTAGCCTATCAATTGCGACGCCTTTCTTCAGCAACGAGCGAGACGTTAAAATATCCTCTTCTTTGGCGGTCATTTGCTTTATCTCTATGTGCGGAACATCATGTAAAGGATGACCTGGGGGATATAGTTTACCCTCCGATGGTAAATCTACGAATTCGGTTGGGATTACAAAGGAAAACGAATTTTCCGTAGTATCCGAAACCATTTGGTTTATAGGCGGATCGGCGGGTTTCGTAGGAGTTTCCGCGCCTGTCCGACTTCTATTTCTTGACAATATACACCTCTTAAATTAATTATACTATATATCTTAGTTTGTGTTAAAGAATTCGTTTCCGCCAAGTGCGATTGCTGCGGATGGACCTAACGTTTGTACGCGAGCCCAGTCATAAGCTAACTCTAAAGTATACTCAGTGAGGTTTTCATCTCCATACTTAAGCTCTCCACCGTACTCCAACTTAGTAGGGAAAGCGTTCCAGAGAGTCCATGTCTCAATTGGGTTTCCATCGGAATCGATTTGAGTAATCAAAACAGTACCAAGAGCATTGGCTGCTTTGGCTTTAGAGATGCTGGTAAGCTTCTCATTTACAGCATTGACTGGCACTTCGTAGCCGGCGGCTTCTACAATCGCAGACAAGGTTGCCGCTACATCAGGGTCAGAAGACGGATCAACCATCTTGATGGTAACTTTGTCCCATTTCACAGTGGATGGGTAATAGAAAGTGTGATTCAAGAAAGCATGCTCTGATTCCTTGATAGTGAAGGATGGCTTAGTTACACTGGTAGCATACCATAGCACGGGTCCTCCGGTTTCCGAATTTATACCCGTAATGGATACTGTAAATCTAAAATTTCTTTTTGGATCTTTTAAGGTGATATCTTCACCAAAATTTGAGGACCAGAATGGCATTTTTTATTTTCTCCCTTAATAAATTAATTAGTGGTCAAGCTAAAATTAGTCGTCGAAAGATGCTCCAGTTGAAGCAATAACGAAGTCGATTGCAATAAATTCAATTGCACGTGCAGGTTTGATCATGATTTTCGCATACATAATGTTCTGGTCAATCAGATCTGGCGTCGTTGTACTGTTGTCGAGTATCAATCTGTACTCGGAAATACCGAACCTTGTCTTAACATTTGCCAAGAATGGTTCCACGAGGCCCTTGAAGCGATCCCAAGTGGCTTGCACATTTTGTTCAAACAGAATTTGAGTTGAAAGAATGGAAATCTGCTTCTTCAAGAAGATGACCAATCTGCGAACATTGATTCTATCCAGTGCCGACTGGCGCTCTTGAAGTGTCTTCTGTCCGAAGACCACGATGCCAGAGGATGGGAATGCTGCAATTGGGTTGATCCTTGCGTCATAAAGCGTGTCTCTTTCTTTAGAGGTAAGGCGCGTCGTGACGTTGGTGATTGGAATTCCAGCTGCACCGTCGCTGAGACCGCCGCGGTTGAACCCGGCAGGTGCGAACCAAACCGCTGTCGCAGCTTCAGATGAGCCCAATACGCCGCACATTGCAACGGTTGGCGGAATCCAAACGTTCTGTCCCGTGAAGGCGTCTCTTGTTTGTACCCACGGATAGAAGGTGGCACCATATGAGGAATCAAGTCTGCGATCTCTGAGGTTATTAGCCGCGTTCTTGACACTTCTGCTGGCGCGGTTATCTGCCGAACGATATGATTCGTGTGGCGGAGTATATACATCCGGAAGGTCAATCAGCGCTAATGCATCTGCACGACTTTCACATAACTCAACCGATTGTCTAGTAAGAGAAGCGTGTGTCAATCCCGGGGTCGCTAGTAAATTCATATCAACGAGTTCTGGATCTGAAACAGTCTCTAATGCTCGACGGTAGGTGTGGTATACATAACTTGTATCTTCATTGTCTGCGCTGCTCATGAGAGAGTTCGCAAGAGGATCTGGCTTGGTAATATCAAACCCATCAAAACCACCCCACATTGGTGCAGTAAATCTATCGTATCCCGCATCAAGAAGTGTCTTGTAAGAACCACTTCCAGCTGCTGAAACAGAAGTATCTGCTTTTCTGGAACCCGACTGGTAGTAGTACGAGCCGGTGGCATTTGTGCGTCGAATGTCATCCATCGTAAAGATGTATGAGAATTCCTTAACACCTTTACCAGCGGTGTCAGCGCCCGATGTAGGATCATCAGGGAATCCAGAATACAATAATCTGTGCAGATCGAAGATTCCATAAGAATTTTGATCTGAATTGACCGTGCGGGTGGTTCTCATTCCAAAGTATGCATCAGTTGGGTCTGTAAGTCCGCCGTCACTTGCCGAAAGACGAAGTGGGGCGTGAGGGAACACAAAAGATGCCGTGAAGTCAGAACGCGTCTTGTTTTTGTTTAATCCGCCTGACAAGCCAGACATACGATTCGCTGCTGGCGCTGTGAATTTCATAGTTACGGGCTTGGCGGAGAATCCAGCGGCATTAATTATAGATGTCATCGAAGCCGTGACAACTCTTTTCAGACCTGCCTTGCCTCCCTTACGCTGGCGAATTGTCATGACATTTCCGTTGACATTGACTATCAATTTTGAACCATGACCATTAGAAGAATTAATTGCTGTCTTCAGATTAGCCAATGTGCTCACCGAAGTGGAACCTGAAGCGAAATAGACCTGCTTTCCTGACGGAGATAGCGAGCCATTGCTAGCAGTAAGTGCTGCCATACCCGTCGAACTTGATCGGTGTGGAATTAGGCGGTACTGACGCACTGTGCCATTAGAACTAGTAAGGGTCATAGCCGAGAGTCCACCATTATAAGAAGAGGAGTAGACGGGGGCGAGGATGACTGCGTTTGTTCCGGAGCCTCCGTTTGCAGCAGAGGTCATTGTGAATCTGTATGCTGCACGGGGTTGTGCAAATGCATTGTACGAGGCGGTTGCCTTCAACATCATCCAGTTCTTTGTCAAAGCAGTTTGAGGACCAACGTTGGTAAGACCGTTCAAGCGTGGCGGACCGTAGTATCCAAATGGCAGTAGCGCCGCATCGGTCGCACCAGCAGCAACATCGTCAGCTAACTCGACGTATACAAAGTCTGACTTGTTGTCGTACTCACCGTATTGTCTAAGTCTTCTATTTCTACTATCCCACTTGTTGTATCTGTCTCCAATCTTTCTAGAAATAAAGTTTGGAGAGGTAGGATCCAACGTACAGTTGTCGAATCTTTCTATAATCTGAACGTTGCTGTCTGTGTCGTTAATGCTTCTCAGGACAACCGAGAACGTTCCGTAGTCGGAAGTGGTTGTGTTTGATGCAGCAATTCTCTCAATTGAGATTTTTACGTTCTTGGTAAGCCAAGCGCCGTGACCGCGGCCTTTGAGGCGGAAAAGTTTCTGAGTTTTGGTGGGCTTAAATGCGGTTGCAACACCCAAATCCTGACCGATAAACCAGCCAGC